GCCTTTCATTTTGTGTGTGTTCGGTTCGGTTTTAATGCCGCTCCCACACACCGCAATCATAGCTTAACCACTGGCCTGATTTTCCGGGTCCGGCTCATATGACGTGACCAAACAAAAAAGCCGCGCCTGCGGTGTAGGTGATGCCGCCATGCGCATTGCTGCCCATGTTGACATTGTAGATGCCGTTGGCATTTGCACCTTCGGGATCCACCGCATTGAGAAACTCGCCATACTGCGCGTTGGTGACTTCGTATTTGCCGATCTGGTAGGCGTAGGAGTAGGCGACCGCGCCGTAGCCGGTGCTGTCCGCTGCATTTCCGGCATGGCCGACGTTAACCCAGTCCATCGCGACGGAGGCTGAGGCCGAGGTGACGAGTGCGGCAGTGGCCGCGAGGGTGAGGGTATTTTGAATTTTCATAAAGGGCAGCTGACCTGCGTTAAACTACGGTTAGGCCGCACCTCGGAAAAGTGGAAAATATAACATATCGCGACCCATCTTATGCAAATTTTGCACTAAGTCGCGTCACGAAGGCTTCCACAGCATCTCGACCGGCACGCCGTGTTTCGCCGCCGTCTCAAGAATGAGTTTCGCATCGCTGGCCCGGCGCTCGATTTCCTCACCGAAGTCAGCACCGAGTTCTTGGAAGTGGTCGGATAGCGTTTTGAGTCCCATTTCCACGTCCGCACGGTTCTGCTGGGCTTCTCGTCCGGCGTCCACGGTCACACGCTTGGGCGGCACGGAGGAAATCTTCCACCAGCCTTCGATGGGCGGTAGGAGTCCGCAGTTAATCGCGTCTCCGATCACGTAGGTCCACACCGGTTTGATGAGACGGCGTTCTAGGATCATCTGGCGGAATGAAAACCGGCGGTCGGCTTTGGCGACGATCAAGCGCACGCCTGCGCCGCCGATCTTGCTGGAATCCGCCGCGAACTCGAAGGGAATCACTCCCAAAGCCGAGTCACGCCGTAGGTGCTCCAAGAAGCCGATGAAGGTGGGAGATGGGCGATTGGACTGGAAGCTCTCGATGGATTCGTCGGGTTTGAGCGCCACCAGCTTGCCGCCCACAATCTTCTGGAGCGTGATTGGATCGCTTGGGTCATTGCCACCTGTTGCGCCACCGACCACGAAGTCGCCGTTGTCATCGAGTTCGCCACGGGCGGTTTTGAGCACGCGGGAAATATCGGCGTTGTCCTTCACCGCATGTTTTTCCAGCGCCAACAGCTCGATCTCATCGAGCACGTGGTTGATCGAGTGCTGGATTGTCGGATGCGATCTCACGCCACCTGCCCATTCCGGCTCGTGGATATGGAGAATCGAGGCGGATGATAGATCGCGGGAACTGCCATCGTCTTCCAAGGCCCGGTAGAAGATCGGTGCCCCCCAAGCATCGAGACCCACGCCGTCGAGAGTTTCCCTGGAGCCGAACTGGTCGCCGATCCGGTGGGATTCGATCAACTGGATGCGTGGTTCACCCTCGGCGTCGCGGGTTTTGTGGACGAAGTATTCGCCGTCGATGTCGATGCCCCGGCAGACGAGCGCCTGGCATTCCTCGAAGGAAAATCGGCGAGTCACCTCGCAGCGGGCCGACCAAAGAGCGAAGTAGGCTTCGGCGGCGCGGTTCCAGTCTGGACTGGCCGACTGGGCCTGCACGCGGATGCCGTCGCCGGTCGAGTAGATCGCCATGTTGGCAACCAGTTCGCGGACGAAGCCCGAGTTCTTGTGGAGGTAACGCGACTTGCGGACCAATTCCGAGCGCACACCCGGCGTGAGTTCGTGCCGTGCGTCCGTGGGTGCAAACCCCGGAACCAATCCACGGCGAGACGACCAGTTGGCAGACTCGAAGGGTGATCCCCATGCCTTGGGGACCAATACCGGCGGCAGCCATTTGAGGGCGAAGGATTTGAGCGGATTCATTTCGGCAGGTATCCGGAGACTTGCGACACGGCGACGGTGCGAGGTTTGCCGTAAGTGGCTGGGTCCAGAATCCGCAGTGCGTGGGCACATTCCTCAATCACCTGATCGATGGGCATGGTGAACTGCTTGGTGGCAGAGCTGCCCGCCTCGTTCCAAGTCATGAGAGTTTTGCCCTCGATGAGAAATTCCTTAGCCCGCGATTGGATGGCGAGCACCTCGGAAATCGTGAAGCCGGTGATGAAGAGTCCGCGTGCCATGACTTATTTGCCTTTCCAGGTGGCATTGCGCCCCCGCGTGTCGATGTGGACGAAGCCGGATGATAGATAGAGGCCAAGGCCGCCGGTGAACTTGCCGGCCTTGCGCCATTCGAGCAGCCGGTCATAGACGCGCTGTGGGCTGATGCCGTCGAATGCGATGTCGAGAGCGGTGAACTCAAGATGCTGACTGGATGATGCTCCACCGACCACCTTGTTGTAGTCGGGCGATCGGTAGGAACTCAGGATGGTGCATGACTTGCCAAACGAATCACGAAGCTCGTCCACGATGCGAAGTGCGGGCACGATGTTTTTCCAGATGCGGCGTGGAGGCAGACTGTTTTTCGCACCCTTACGCTCGCGGGCGAAGTAGCTGGTGAACTCACCCGCGCCGAAGTTGCGAAATCTTTGGGCGGCAAACCAATCGATGAAAGTGTTCATGGCTTACTTGGAGGTGCGGGGTTCGACGACGATTTCAAAGCGACCGTCAGGGTGAACCTTGATCACGCCGTCCTTGCTGATGAACTCGCCGGTGATGGCAGGTGGCGTGACGCATGAGGCGAGAAACGGAACGGTCAGAACGCCCATCGCCAAACAGAACAGTCCAACCTTGAACGATTGGTTTGGCTTGCCGTCGTCAAACAGATCGCCGAGCACGACCACCAGTTCTTTTACGGCGAGCGCGGCAGGACCGGCGGCAAGCAAGTATTTTGCCATCGTCGGATCGAAGAGCTGGGCGATACCCGCCAGATCCAGTGCGGCGAGCGTGGACATTCCAGAACCGAGGAACGTGAGGAAGCGGAGTGTGGTGACGGTCTTCATGCTCCCTCGTCCGGAGTGTCAACCGGGGCGGCGGTAATGGATTCCCGGCCGACGATCTTGAGCATGGTTGCCGCTGTCGCCTGCATCGACTCACAGTCAAAAAAGTGATTCGGTCGCGAGCCGATCTGCTTCCACATCCAGTGGCCCTTTTCCTTGATCCGCTGCTCGCTTTCGAGCTGCGCAAGATAGTCGTCGTCGATGTCGTCGGGCACTTCCCAGGTCGGTCCTTGGGCGGGATCTTGGTTGCGGCGCAGGCGGGCGAGCGTGTCTTTGATGTTGAGGTTGCTCCAGTAGTGGACGTGGCAGGACTGGCGATGCGAAAGCACGACCTTGCGCCGGGGCGAGTAAAACCGTTGGACGGTTTTTCCATCGCGCCCCTTGTGCGCATAGACCGGACGGCGGTCGCCAATGAGCGCGACCCATCCTCGCTTGGCGCACTCACGATAGACGTCGTAGGTCGCATAGCCGGCATCGAGAAACACGAGGCTTGGGTGAATCTCGAAGCGTTCCTGTAACACGTCGATGTCGGTAAAAGTTAGGATGCGCTCGTTCCACATCAGACGGCTTGATCCCTCCGCCGACCATGAGCGCACCACGGCGAACAGGTGGTCCATCTGGCAGTCCACTGTGATGAAGCGCAGCGGTATCAGGCCGTTGCGCTCGGGCAACGGGGCGGCAATCACACGTCCGCTCTTCGGCTCAATCGCGCCTTCCTCTTCCCACGTCTCACCGCGCTTGTAGCCCGATTTGACGATCTCCAGCTTGTAGTCTTCGACATATTCGCGCCACGGCAGACCGAGCCGCTTCTGGTAGAATTGTTGGAGCAACGAGACATCACCTTTGCGCGCCGATGCCTTGGCCCGCAGGTAGAGTTCGGCGAGCTGCCCCCAGCTCATCGCGCACAGCGCGTTCCAGTGGAAGCCGACGTTTTCCTTGGAGGCTTTCGGATTCTTGGCGACGAACGCCCCGGTTGCATTGAGTTCACGCCGTGTCCGCTCGCCGTCGTTGAAGTAGTGGTTGCACGACTCACAGCGCATTGCGGTGGTGCGCCGGACTTCGTCAAAATCCCATTCACCGAATTCATCCCTGGCCGACTTGCTCCATTCGACGCATTCCCATTTGAACGGCTGCCGGTGATGGCACTCAGGACAGGCGAAGGTCCATTCGCGCTGGTCGGTTGATTCGAACTTCCTGTGGGTGTCGTCGTCCTCCTCCCCGCCCTGACTCATGAAGATGCACTTGCCGAGCCAGCCGAAGGCGGTCACGCGTGCCTCGGCTTCCGCCATGTGACCGACCGGCCAGCGCCACGTCTCGTCCCCGATTAACCAGCGAATCGAACGTCGCTGGAGGTTGGTCTTATTGTGCGCCCCGAGAATCCAGAGCGTCATGCCGTTGTTGAACTGGATCGTGTTATTCTTGCGCTTGTGGCGGTGGATGCCGGTCGGCATGAGCCGTCGCACAGGCTCGCATTGGTCGAAGAGCTTCTGCAGGCGCGACTCGGAATAATCGCGGGCGTCCTCGTCGGTTTGGTCAAGCCAGAGGGCTGGCCCTGGAAGGTTGGCGATGATGTAACAAATCGTCAGCTCGGGTGCGGTGGTTTTGGACGATTGCACCGACGCGATGATCGAGACCAGCCGGATGCGCGGATCAACCAGTGATTCCATCACTTCGCGAATCCACGGAGAGTTGTCCGAACGGAAGCGTCCCGGGTTGGGCGAGTAGGGAATCCCCTCGATGTGATCCTCGCACCATTGCCAGGCAGGCCGACGGTCAGGCGGTTGCCATGCTTCGCGCCAGATGTCGTGGAGCACTTTCATGATTCGTGGAGGCAAAGAAGAACCTCATCAATCGCCTGTCGGCATTCCCGCTGAATCCCGGTGGCGTCGAGACCGGATAGAATCGGAGGAAGTTCGTTTTCAAACTTGGCTCTCAGGATGGAAGTCGCTCGCGCAACGTGGCCGATCCACTCGCTCTTCACCTGATGGATCGGAACGTATTCGCCCCTTTTCACGGCGATGCGGAGTTCACGCTCCTCGACCTCCGCGAGCAACTTGCGCGCCTTGAGAGCCTCTTCGTTGCCGACCGGCACCTTGCATGCCTTGAGTCCCCGCAGCCGGACGAACTCACGCCAGTCGGCCACCGGCCACAAGCCATTGGACAAGGGCTTTGGAGAACCCTCCATCTTCTGCCAGGTGGTGAGCGTGCGGCGGGTCACGCCTAACACAGCAGCAAGCTCGACGAGCGTCTTTGCATAGGCGAGCGTTTCCTCGCTGCCAGCCGCCCGTGATTCAATACGCGCCCGCTCAGCCACGGTGAGCGGTTTTCCGGCCGCGACCTTGCGAACTACGTTCTGGAAATCCGCGTCGAGGATTTTCTCCGCGACATCGGCTGGCAGGGCGGTCGATGCTGGGTTGCCGTTGCTCATGGTTTCACCGCCACCCATCCGGCGAAGTTCAGATGCCTCCAGAAGCAATCGACGGACGTGAAGCCTTCCTGGTAGAGCAGTTCTTCGTTCCAGCGTGCGGTCACCGGAACCAACACGCCTTCTAGCGACAGCCGCTTGCGGTCGATCTGACTCTCGGAGTATCCATTCTCCCGCTTGATGTTGAGGAACAGGTTCACAAATGCCTCATCGAGCTTGGCGGTCGCGCCGAGAATCTTTTCCACGAGGATGAAGGCTCCACCCGGAGCCAGCGACTCGAACACGCGGCGGATGATCTGCTGGCGGTATTCGATAGGCGTGAACTGGAGCGTGAGCACCGAGAGCACGAGGCTGGAGGTCACACCAGGGAACTCGTGGCGCAGGTCGGCAGACTGGATACTGACGCGATTGCCGTGCTGATGATAGGCGAAGTTCTGACGCGCCGCCTCGATCATCGGTTCGCTGATCTCCAGGCCGATGTAATCGTTGGCCGCACCAAAGCTGGAAACGAAAGGCAGGAGCACCTGACCGCGGGAACATCCCATGTCGATGATGGCGGTGCCGGGTTGCACGAAGCGCCGGCCCACCTCGAAGGTCACCATGCGCATCGCGTTGTATTGGGGGATGCTTCGCTGGAGCATGTCATCGAACACGGCGGTCACTTCCTGATCGAACTGCCAGGCTCCGCGTGGGATCACCTCGTCTCTTGGGGCTTCACTCATGCCCGCGTGGCGGATGTCAACGCGGCAGGCGTTTGACGATCCTCGTGCCTTCGGTCAGGCAGGTCCCTTCAGGCGTAACCCAGAAGCACGGGATCGAAAACTTCGCATACATCTCGCGAGTCCGTGGGTTGCTTTCAATCGCGATGTAGCGTGCATCCTCGCCGTGGGTTGGGAACACATCCTTCTTGAGCAGGTGCTCCTTGATCGCCGGAGGGTTCCACCAGCCTTTGGGCGCGAAGCACGCATCCTGGGGCCGCCATCCGGTCTGCTCCTCGATGCGGTCGAGCGTCTTGAGCGTCCATGTTTCCGGGCGAGCGGTGATGAGAACGACCGTATGAGGCCGCACGAGTTCCACCAGCCATTGGCGGTATCGCTCGTTAGCCAGTCGCTTCTCCATGTGCTCGGGCGTGGTGCCGTGTGCCGGATTGTTGGCCACCAGTGTGTAGTTGAGATCGAGCAGGATGATCAGTCTTCCCGGTGAATCGGTTTCCTGTTGCTTCATGACAGCCCCTCCGCATCCAGCCAGGATTCCAGATCGGCGAGCGCGGCCCGGACGCATCCGCCAGAACCCACCGCGATCCGCAGCGATGTCGCTTCATCGACCGGCCAGTGGCGGCGGAGCATCGCAGCAATCTCCTCAGTCGTCGGTGTGCCCAGCTTGATCGACTGAAATCGCGTCTGGAACCGTTCGGTGAGCAGGTCGAGTTGCAGGTTGCTGGTGCCGATCACCGCACGCCCTGGCGGCAGTCGGTCGAGGTAACTCAGGAGTAGGTCCTGTGCGTCCCGTGTGCAGCGGTCCATCTCATTGATGATCTTCACTGAGTAGACTCCGAAGAGCGAGCAGGTGCCGAGGCTGGCCATCCATTGCTTGACCAACTCGACGGTGACGAGCTTGCCGTTGAATTCCTCGACTGCGAAGCGGGTGCCGGCCAACTCGTCAGCCACCATGTCGGCGATGCTGGTCTTGCCGACACCGGGCGGGCCGTAGAGCAGGATTTTTACCGGGACGGTCGGATCGTCGTGGAGCTTGCGGGCTTTGGTGACAAGTCTGCGGGCGACCGTGGCGGCTGGGCTTGCGGGGCGTAGTGACGGGCTTGGGAGAATCTTGAAGGGTCGTGACATAGGGATCTTGGTTTTGGTTTGTGATGGCAGTGGCAACGGCCTCCGCGCCCTTGCGGTAGAGGGTGACGGCGAGCAGTTCGCCGTTCACCGTCACCGACCAGTAGCGCGTGGCGTAGCCATCGGGTTTGCGGTATTTTTCGACTGCGACCTTCATCAGAAGTTGTAGTCGTGGAACTGGCGGCGGCCGGGAATGACCGGCTCGCCGTTGGTGGTGCGGAACCAACCATCCTTGCGGCGGCTGGCGCGGTGAATCACACCCTGCGTACTCGACTGATAGGCATATCGCTGCTCGGTGTTGTTCATGCAATGTCCGGCGAATCCGCCAGGGATAAACTCGGGCTTCCAGTCATCGAGGGTGGCGGTGTCCTCCTGTATCCAGACTGTCTTGCCGCTGGGGCTGATGCGGATCACGGTGCAGGCGGTCCGGTCGGAGTAGTGACAGATGCTCGCGCCACCTCCGACGGCAGGTGTCCAGTCGGGGGCGCTCATTTGCCCCAGCCCTCCCTCCGACTGCGGGTCTTGATCGTGTTTGGCGACAGGCCGAAGTGCTCGGCGGTCTGCTTCACGCTGCGGCATTCTTCCCAATGAGCCCGGACCTGCGACCACTGTTCGTCACCGTGGCCGGGATTGCCGACCTTCTTGGCGGGCTTGGATGCTTTTGCCTTGGATGCCTTGGCCTTGGGCGGCGTGGATTCCGCAGGCGTTTGTTCGGGCTCAGCCGCGTCGGCGAACGCGTCGTAGCGTCCCGGGCTGGCATCGGGTCGAGTGATCGGCACGACATTCGCTGCTGGAGCGACGTTGCTGCCGTCGCCTCCGGCGAGGATCTCCGCGACGATCTCTCGGATCAGTGGCACCGGGATTTCGGTGATGGTGAAGACCAGCCCGTTGAGCGTCTTGCGCCCGATGGACTGCTTGAGGAATTTCAAGGCTTCGCCGCGTGTGCGTCCCTGGTAGCGGCCTTCGAAGACGTTGGTTTCCTTGTCGTCGCAGACGATCCAATACAGTTTGTTCATGGTGGTGTTAGTTCAATGGTTGGGTTTGATGACGTTGCCGTCGGTGTCGATCTGAACGCTGAAGATCAGCAGTCCGAATTTGGTTGGCTTGGCGAAGTCGGCACGGAACTCGCGGGCATGAATGCCGGCCATCGGATCGACCGGCAGGATGCGCCGAGCGGTGAAGCCGTTTTGTTCAAGACTGCGGATGCTTTGCTGCATCGCCTTGGTGGGATATCGGTTTGTGATGGATGCTGTTGTCATAGCATCCCTCATCTGCCCGTCTGATCGGGTGCGTCCATGTCTAATTTCGTCTTTCTGTTGGAGAACTTTCATGACGGAAGTGGGCGGTTGATTTGAATGGTCCGGCCTTTGGTTTCACCGGCGGTGTAACTGCCCGAATGCAGGCGGCGCGAACGGGTGTTGCGGTTGCGGAGCTTGCCGTAGTTCTCCTCGACGTAGCGGGTGATGACCGCCTGCTGGTCCACGACGACCAGTCGGTAGGTTTGCCTCTGTTCAGTGGCGTAGGATTCCTCCGCCCGCTCCTTGGCTGCTTTCAATTCAGCATTGAGCCCGTCACGCAGGCCCCGGTAGTAGGATGCTTTGTCCGGGTTGGCGTGGGTCTTCTTGAACTCGTTCCAACAGCGGAAGAAGGTCTGCCGCAGGTAGTTGAAGGCATAGATGGCGAAGTCGATATCGGCGGCGGCACCGATGATATCCACCGGCGTTCCCCGACCATCGGGCATCAGGATCGTCTTCACGTTGAAGTGCGACTGGAGCAGCGACAGGATCATGATGTCCGCCGGGTTGAGCGTCTTCGGCAGATCGACCTTACCCTTGTTAACGGTGAAGCCGGTGCCGCCCGACTCGCCGCGTTCCATGCGGAGCAGTGCCGAGTCGATGTTATGGCGGGTCATCAATTCCTGCGCTTTCGCCAGTGCCACTTTCGCTTCGTTCTCGGTGGAACCACGGGAGCGGTCAGCCAGGCGCAGGAGCTTGCGGATTTTTTCGAGGATTTCGGATTCGGATTTCATGGGATCTCAGGGGTTGGGCGTGGTTGCTTTCATCATCCCTCATCTGCCTGTCTGACAACTTGAGTCCATGTCATTTTTCGTCTTTCTGTCGGACCTAACGACGGAACGAAAGACCCTCGATTGGCATGCCTCTTGACCCTCACGATGCGTGCCAATTTCAAGGCATTCGGAGCGATTCAACTTCTGTCTTTTTTCCTCTAACTCCACTTAGCCATGGACGTGAGGTGGCACCCTGGCAGATATTAACCATGACAACGCAAACCATGTCCCGCCGCTTCGGAGTTGAGATTGAATTCCTCTCCACCATCACACGAGAGCAGGCCGTCACAAGTCTGAGAGCCGCAGGCATCCGGGTTGAATCTTCCTACTACACCCACGACACCACTCCCTATTGGAAGATCGTCGTGGACGGCTCCTGCGGTTATGAACTGGTCAGCCCGGTCCTCGAAGGTGAGGCCGGACTTGAGGAAGTTAGAATCGCCGCCGCCGCACTGGAAGCCGCCGGAGTCACGGTGGACAAGCGGTGCGGACTCCACGTCCACTACGATGCCAGCACGATGAACCTTCGTTCCGTCAAGAACCTCCTCAAGATCTGGACCAAGTTCGAGGACGTGCTCGATACGTTTCAACCGCCATCGCGCCGAGGCAATGCCAACAGCCTGCTGGCGTCCAATCTATCAGCAGCCTTCCATAACGCTGAAAACCACCACGAGGCCTGCCGATCCATCTTCCAGAAAATCGACGAATGCCGGACGATGGAGCAAATCAAGAGCCTCTACGTTTCCCGCTACCGCAAGCTCAACGTCCATTCCTACTTCCGCCATCAAACGCTCGAAGTCCGCCACCACTCCGGAACCACCGATCCAGACAAGATCACCAACTGGGTGCGGTTGATGGCCCGCATGTTCGACGCCGCCGAAGCCGCCACCACCGTCCGCAACCGGCCAGTCGATACCGGCCTCGGAATGAGCCGCACGAAATGGTTCTTCCAAACCATCGAGGCCAAGGGACTGACCAAATTCTACACCGCCCGCGCCAAAAAACTGGCCGCCTGATTTCTACCAATGACAATGACCACCATGAACACCGAATACCATACCATCGACGGCGCAACATTCAGCGCTGTCGATCCCACCGACCTGATGACCCAGCTTCGCCGGGATAGCTTCAACCCGGGCGACGATCTGCCGTCCTACTGCCGCGCCACCGCCAGAGCTTCCAAGATGCAGACCGGCAAGCCTCACCGCCCGTGGCCTCCGAAGGCTCTGGTCGAAGACATGCTCGCCTCTGGCCTAGTCGCCACCGGTGAGCGCCATCCGCAATGGGGAAGCTCCAACGACTGAAACGGCCATGGCATACCGAATCATGCAACCACGCTTCCCGCTGGGAAGGACAGTCGCCACGCCCGGTGCCATCAAGCTCGGGATCGACCTGGCGTCCTACATGCACCGCCACCACTGCGGCGATTGGGGTGACCTTGATGAATGCGATAAGCAGGCGAACGAGGACGCCCTGATCCACGGCGACCGCATTCTGAGCTGCTACCAGGTCGGTGGCAGGAATCGGATCTACATCATCACGGAGGCGGATCGCAGTTCGACGTGTGTCATGCTTTCGGAAGAGTATTGATTTTCAGTGAAAAAGGCTATTTCAGCGTTTGTGTGAAACACGTTGAAAGTCGCAACTCGAAATCAAAGTCGCGTTTGGAATATGGGGCCATGCTCCACTTGCATTGGCGCAAAACGGCGACATCAACCGAACAACCGCGAGCGGCGGTCGTTCAGTATTTCCAAGTAGCCGGCCTTGGCAGGAGTGGAGAGATAGGAGTTTTCGATTTTCTGAATCCACGCATCCCGGGAAGCATCCAGAGTGTGAAGGATGGGATCGAGAATCGCGGTGGGCAGCCCCAGTCGCTCGCGGCAGAGGTAATCCACCCAGTCGCTTCGGGTGAGTTTGCGCTTTTTGCCCCGCAGTGGCAGCGCACTTTCCTCGGATGCATTGCCCAGGACCAGTGTGGTGTTGAGTAGGTCGTAGGCGGGCGACAGGCAAACGACGCCCTTCCGGACCACCAGCGAGAAGTTCTTCAGGTGCATGTCCTCATTTCCGGTCAGAAAACAGAACAGCAGCAGGCGCGCGAGCTTGGCTTTCTCGATGGCCGGAAAGGTGCAGTGAGTTTCCACCACTTTAGCGATCTGCTCCATCGAGCTGTTGTACTTGGTATCTCGCAAGGCTCCGGTGAGCTGCGCGAAGTCCTCCTGGTGCAGCCGTTGGTTTCTACCAGCCCTATCGAAGCGCCGGACGAAATATACCCATGACTCGTCGCTGGCAGACACCAGACCATGAGGCGGCACGTCGAGCCCGGCGATCTCCGCAAGTGTCATGGTCAATGCCTCGTTGGCGGGTACTTCTTCGAAGGGTGGTGGGTTGGGCTTGAGAATGAATTGTCCGCCGCGATCCACGATTTCGAAGCGGCCTTCCTTCGGTTTGAGCACAGCGGAAAGCTTGGGCTGCACCCCTTGGATCGACATCTTGTCCGCACGCAACCGCGCTTCCCGGAGTTGTTCTTCCTGGGTCAGATGCAGCGGTAGCAGATTTTCCAAACGGGGATGCACGGCTCGCAAGCCCGCTCGGGAATAATGCCGGCCTCCTTCCACGAGTTCCAACGTGATCGGGCAGATGCTCATTCCGCACCTCCTTCCCCCGCCGGCCATTCTTCTACCGTGAGTGATCCCACGACGTCCTGACCAACCACCATCAACTGACGAAAACAATCGCCGCGGTCGATCTTGTGCTTGCGCAGGATGGCCTCCAATTGCGGCCCCTCCGGTAGCAAGCCTTCCAGAAACGGCGGAAAATCCGCAAAAATCCAAGGCTCATCCCGCACCGGCAGCGCCAGCGACACAGGTGGGCCATTGTAGCCCGTCGTGTAGGTGAAGCTCCATCCACCGGCGGCCAATTCTGCCAGATGACCCGCCGGGATGCCGTGTTGGCGGATGTTGGCTTTACGTTGGGAATTCATAATTCGGCCTCTTTCGTCTCCGTAAGCCATTCATTTACCAGCGGTCCCTGAGGTAGAAGCTGGATATTCAAGGCCCGCAGGACCGGCAGCATCCTCGCCCAAGTGGTTCGACTTGCCCCTGCCTCCAGATCCTGCACTACGTAGCGACTCACCCCGGCATGGCGGGCAAGCTCAATCTGACTCAGCCCTGCCCGACGGCGATGCCAACTGATCATGGATGCTAATTGGTCGGTTTGCATGATTTTTCAGGCGAAATGGGAATGGAATCCGAATTTTTTGGGTGAGATTGTTTAAATCATCATCATACTGCTCGATAAATCAAGTATAAATAGCTTTATCATCCAAAAATGGCTAATACCAATTCATTTAGCCCAAAATTGCCTGATATTTCGAGCGATTAATAAGTATATGGCGTCATATGTCGTCTTGTGGTGGCAGCCTTTTATGAAAAGCACGACTTCAATCCTTGCTGCGGATCTGCCCGGAAGCTGTTTCTGCCGATGAAGACGATTGCCGAAGCAGCGCGACAATCCGCTCGATGAAATCTACTTCCAGCTGCTGAGCCGTCAGCCGGATGACTGTCCAGCCTGCGAGCACGGCTTCGAGATACTTCTCGGCGTCCTTCGCGTATCCGCCGCCCCGGTTGTGCCGGCCACCGCCGGGGATGAAGATTCCGCCTTCGATTTCGATGAGCGTTCGGCTTCCCATGTGTGCGAAGTCGGCGCGCCACCGACGGGAAGTATGGAACCTCACTTCCCGCTCCAGAGGCGGACCTTGCGCCACCCTCCAGAGCAGCAGAAACCTTGATTCCAAGCGGGATGCAGCCATTTCCCTAGCACCCGGAGTCAACGTCCCGAGCTTCCGTTATGTGGGAAACGTGAAAATAAAATATCACGTAAATTGGACGAGGGTCGGAACATCCCAGCCATGAAGCGGGTCCGTAAAAGATTCCTTTACGCATAAAGATGCATACTGACGCACCTTGTGGTGTGGTGATGCATGATTGACCGGTCAAAACTCGGGAAAATCGCGGGCTATTTCCCTTGCGGAACACCGGCCTATCATAGATTCCGATTCATTACCAAGATCCGCATGGGTTCCAATCTCGGCTGTTTCGTTCTTTCTCGGGAATGATCCTGAGCTTCGATGGTTGATGGTGTCAATGTCAGGACGGGTGATGCATGAGTTTGCGGAGGTATATCTGCTGATTTCCTGAGGCATAACGAAGCGGGACACTTGGCCCCCTATAGAAGGGGGGCCGTGTCCCTGTCCCGTTTTCGCGGCCGGACAAATGCTATGTGTCCTGATCTTGTCCCGTTTGTCCCGATGGATTGAGCACCCACTTGCCACGCTCCGTTTTCCTCAGAACACCAAGGACTTCCGCACGCTGCATCTGTTTCTTGACCGTCTCTTGCTTGGGCGCGCTTTCTGTCCCGTCGATGTCCCGGATGATCTGAAGTGCTTGCTCCGCCGACAAAACAGGACACGGGTCATCTGTCCCGCTTTCAGCCGCTTTGGCAAAGATCGTAGTCCACTTCTCACTGGCGTCGTCGGTCGACTTCTGTTTGCGGGCGTCGATCTTGAGGGCTATCCAGCGGCCGAAGTAGCTGTGCATCTTGAGAGTCTCATTCCATGCGAAACAGAAACCCTGCTCGCGAGGGATGTCCCGTTTGCGCATGTCCATGCCCCACATCGTGGAGATCGAGTCTTTCGGGTCCTTCTCGATTCGCAGGTTGGCGAAGGCCTTGCGATTGAGCTCGCTGCCAAGGTGGCCACGTGTCTTGCCCTCGACAGACGAGGGATTTTCATGGAGCACGCAGATGATGGCGGCGCGATACTCCTGGGCAAGAGCGTGCAGCCTCGAAATTAGCTCAAGCGACTCGGCCTCGTCGTTGGGTGAACTGCACAAGTCCGCAACTCCGTCGATGATCACGATGTCGATGCCACCCTGCCGCTGACGCTCCTTCTCAAGAGCCAGTTCAAGAATTGCCAGACGCTCACTTCTGGCAAAGCGAACCAGCGGCAGTGAAACGAGCCTTGTCGAAACCGCCGGCATTCCGGAACGCTGCACTGAACGACGGACTAGCGCGTGCCAGTCGCCGCCGCTTTGTTCGGTGTCCAAGTGGATGATGGCACCTACGTCGCCGCCCTGCCATTTGAAGCAAAGGGTGTCGCCCGAGCATGCGTAGTTCCCGCGTTGGCATGCACCCAGAATCGCCGCGATGACAGCGGTTTTCCCGACCTTCGACTTCCCCTGGATACACGTTAGATTGCCGCGGGCTGCAACCGGGTAATCGCCAAGGCACAGGCATAATTCGTCTTCCGGTGGAGCCTGCTGCGGGTCAAATGCCAAAGCATAGGCGCGATCAAGCAGTTCTGTGGCTCCCGAGCGGTGAATATCCTCGGTCCGCCGCACAAAACGTCCGGTCTGGATCGAACAAACCATTTCAGCAATCGATTTTCCATCGGCGATTCCCCACGATTTGAGATGGTTCTCGACGCTGCGCTGGTCCATCGGGACAAGCGTGTCACCGGTATCGAGATGGAAACGGGCGTTGCCATCATAATAAAACCGTTCGACGGCTTCGGTTCTGGACAGCGGGAGACTCGAGGGCGCAGAGCCAGATGGTTGATCGACATTGGTATGGCCGGCTTCCCATGCGTCCCATGCTACCGCGCCAAAGTTGGTGGCTAACAATCGCTGGTGCCGCACCTCTCCATCGACGGTTCGACGGCCGTCCGGACAACGTGATAACCGCGATGAATTACGGTTCTGCGTGTCGAGGTTTTTACCCGCAAAACATTTCCAAATAACTTCTACGCGCCGCTTGTATTCATCTCCGTTCGGAGCATCGACACGGATCCAGGCATGGAGGCTTTTGTTGCCTGAGTCGATCAATGCTGCGACCGGCATTCCACTCTCAAGAATCGTTTGATACTGGTCGGCTTTCGGGATGCGATTCCCAGATTCGTCACGGTCAAACTCGACCAAGACATGACGGAATGTGGTTACGTCTTCGTTCTTCGCCCCGCCCTTGGTCATCGGATTGATTCTGAGGAATAGCCCGAGCTTCGTGCCGAAGACCCGATCAATGCCGCCCTTGGCCGCGACCTTTGATTTCCATTCCGATGCCGTGAGCGTCACGCCACGACGCGGTGCGATTTCACCGTCTTCGTTCTCCGCCGCAGGAGCGATGGCGACGAATTCATCGGGCTGGAAGCACGTTTCAAGGAGACGCAGGAATCCTCCCTCAATCGCCTCAGGAGGCCCGGTGACATGCTGCGATCGCTCTCTGGCGTCACGATGTCCCGGCATCGCTGCCAACGGCTCACGGGCCGTGGAGCTGAACGCCGAGTGAATCGTCTGCCGTGCTTCCGTGCCGCTCAATCCATCGGCGACGGCGCGCTTGAGCAAGCGTGATTCGGCATCTGTGACGGATTGGCCGGCATCGCGAAACTGGCACGTGGCGTCGAACAACTCGGCGTTGCGCGATCCCTCCGCTGCGCCGTTTTCCATGTAATCGAGGGTGCGCTTGGGCAGCACGACGGTTGGCTTCTGTGATTGATATTTGGGCATGGAGGTGAATTCAGGTATGGGTGTTGAGGGGGAAAACCGAAGAATCGTGGACGCCACCTGGATGAGTCGTATCCACGGCGGCGGGCCTTCCGTCTTGATCAAACCAAGTCATGGCCGTGGGTGGGATCGGAGGTTTGACCGTCGGTGGCGACCGGATTGATGGGGTTGATGGTCAGCCGGTTGATGGCGGCATCCAGGTCGGTGACCCGGAACCGAATGGCGCGCCGATGCGGATGAATGGAACGAGTCCGCTCATTCGCCAGTTGAAGAGCTGGCGGGGACGCACCCGGAGGTATTCGCAGGCTTCGTTTTCGGTAAGTAGGCGACCTTCAGTGGTATTGGCGTGTGTTTGCATTACGCCAACCGTGCCGTGTCAACTGAACGTCGGGTTTTACCCAACACGCGTCGTTATGGGTATCTCTGGGTCAGGGAAATGTATTTACGTAAACACATTTGGCCGACTGACTGTGCTTGTCCTGCCGGCAGGGCAAATGTTGTCACGTAACAACATTTTCTGTGCGCACGGAAATTGTCTGTCCGGACAGACAGTTGCCGGAACCGGCGATTCATCCGCAGAACGTGTAGACGAATACACTTTTGCCCTGAGCCGAAGCCCCCGGCAGAAGACGGTCTCTTGGCACCACGAGAATCCTGACCCTCTGCAAAATTTCGTTCTGGAACGAGATTCTCTGCACGTGCAGAAAACGTCTTTCCAGGAAGACATTTACCGCGACCTGCAACTGGTTCACAAATCGTCTTTACATCACGACGATTGCCCCGCTGTGGTTCGGGCCGACAGCGAGGGATTTTCTATACGTGTAAAAAATTCATCCCGAGATAAATTTTCGCCTCGCCAGGAGAATCTCCTGCCGCAAGGAGATTGTTGAATCGATTCAACAGCCGCGATTGTCATACCGGTATGACAAACTGCGAGCGGAAGCCGGGAATCGGTTGGCCGAAATCTTACATCGATCTAAGTTTTTGGCGCGCGCCGAAAATTTCCCAGGTCGCAAATTTTGTTACCGGCAACAAATTGTCTGCGCGCGCAGACATTTGCCCACTCATGGGGAGCGTGCCGAGGTAAGGGACGCTTGCCGCGACCTCTGACTTGTCCACTTGTTCACAGAATGTCGTGGCACCACGACAATTGCTTCCAGATGGCACGACCGAGACCTTGGAATATTGGGGCGTGCCAACAAATGGCAACCTGCCGTATGTCCCGACCGCTGCAATTTTTCGCACGTGCGAAAATTGTTGCGGGGCCGCAACAGTCCAACTTGGAATTCAGTTCGCGTCGAAAATCCCCGAGCGAGCGTGAAAAGGGACAGCGCGCACTGACAATAACCCCGACTGGCGATGCCGCCTTTCCGCGAATTTTGTGCTGCCGACATTACAGTTCTGTCTCCGAGGAAATCACCGACCTTCAGGGACTCCGTGTGAGCGCTCACACAATTCAAGGCACCGCTTCTCCCAATTGTCCTCACGTAAGGACAATTCTCGTTGCGCCACGAGAATTCCGCTCAGCAGCAAAATGTCTTTGCGCAAAGACATTTGCTCGAACGGGACGGGTTGTGGTTTCGGAACCACATTCACGCCCTGCGACTCCAGGGTTATTGTTGATCCGGATCAACCATTGGATGGCTGATCCAAATGTCTTGGCGCCAAGGCATTTCCATAAAGATGGGCCCGTCCGCCGTGCTTTGACGGGACGAGTGGAATTTTCCCTACGTAAGGAACTTGTCATGTCGGCATGACAAGTCAGAGGCTTGGTGCCCGCAAATCGACCTGAGAATGTTGGCGCGCGCCAACAATTGACACCTATGACCCTCACGGCCCTTCAGAGTGCGTGGCCGGCGAGACGAACGGGCTCGGTAGCGACTTGTCATTGCGTAATGACAATTGGCCATCGTGAGCAAATGGCGCTGAGTCAGTGACATCCGGAACCTCTGGAGAGACCACGGTTTCCCATTCACCGAATGGATTTGTTTATCCGGGCGAACAATCCATCCCCCAATCGTCTGTCCGGAAAGACGTTTCGCACAGGATGCGGAGCCATTTTTTTACAGGTGTCAAAATTTATGAGCGCTCACAAAATTGGCCTGGGCCAGACGGCCATTCTCTTTGCGCAAAGAGAATTGCCATATCTGGCCTCTGGCGGTCCAGTAGGGTTCTCATGCGGCCACTGAATTTTCCGCGCGCACAGAAAATTGGGCACCGGGAAGTTCTTGAATCGATTCAAGCACCTCCGGTGCCGAGACCTCCTGCTGCGGTCGTCAGTCGTGGATCTTCGTTTCCACTTGGTAAAGCTTCTTCAGTGCGGCCAGCACAGCATCGAATTCAAAGAGATAGAACCGCGATGTAATCTGGATATAGGGAATCACTCGCTTCGATACCCAGCCGTCGATGGAGCGGGGGCTAACCGACAGGCGCTTGGCAAGTTCCTTCTTTTTGATCAAGGTGGGTTGGACGGGACCCGCTTCTTGGGTGGGGTCACAATTATTCATCGTCCCGACGGGGTATGTTGCGATTGTGGCTTTCATGGTTACGGGCGGATTCAAGCTGCTAGCGCAATCAGGAAGGTTGGCAATGGGCCAGGGGCTGTGTGAGGCTTCTGGTTCAATCGCTAAACCAAACCGAAAGCCATATGAACCACTACAGCCGCCTGACCCGAGAGCAACGCTACACCCT